AAGGACGCGGTCGGATAGGCCTTGCCTTCGCCGATCGACTCGGCCTCGTCGCCGATGCGATTGATGCCGGGGATCTTTTCGCCGTTGAACTCGGTCGGAACGGTCGTCACCAGCTTGTCGCCGATGAAGGTGCGGTCCTTGTACCGATCAAGCAGCGTCGAATACATGATCTGCCCGGTGATGTTGGAAAAGTTGGCCGTGCTGATCGCGTTGCCGGCCTCTTCCAACAGCGTGCGACCGCCGCCCCGCGATGGGTTGAAGGTATTCACCAGCTCGGGTCCGACGCGCTGGCCGTTGGCCCGCGTCTCGACGAAATTCTCGAACAGGCCGCGGATGGAGAATTCGTGCGGCGAGATTTGTTTGGACTCGATCGCCCCTTTGAGGCCGGTCCAGAAGTCATCCTCTTTGCCCCGGGTGCGACGGTCTTCGAGTTCTTTCCGCAGATCGCGGTGAAAACGTTCGTTGTATGCCACTGTCAATTCGCCTTTTGAGTGAGCGTGGATTGGTGAGAGATGAGACGAGAGCTGAGGTGGAATGACTGAATGACGAAATCCGAATGACGAAGGAATGCTCGAATGATTGAATGATCGAACGAAGACGCTTGCGTTTCGCGCTTAGGACTTCGTGCTTCTTTCGTCATTCGTGCTTCGTCATTTGCCTTAGTCTGGGTTGTTCAGATTCGGCGCCCGTTTCTGCCAGACCTGGACGTAGTCGACGTAAACGTTTTCCATCCCGCCGCTGACTGTCGCGCCGTTCTTCACGCCGACGATCGGATACAGATAGGTCGTCACCGGCGACGTGAAGCTGACCGTGTCCTTGATCGGATAGAAACCCGAGCCGGCCGAGACGTTTTGCAACAGCGGCTGATCGTTGAGGAAGTAACTGACGGTGAGCGTCTGTGCGGTTGACTGCGCCGTGCCGCCCACGACCGGCTCGATCAGAATGCCCAGCTTCACGAAGCTCGACCCGCCGGCCGCGTTCTTCGACGTGTTGAGCGTTTGAGATGTTCCCAGGCTCGACACCGTCGACCAGACCGGCGAGCCGCTGGCGTGTCCCTGCTTGTAGATCATCGCGCCGTAGAAATTGCTGCCCGGCCCACCGCTCGACGACTGGAGAGCGTTCGTCACCGTTCCGGAAAAGAGTCCCGCGCAGACGTTGGCGTTGTTGGTGTTGGCCTCCGCGTATTGAATCATCGCCTCGTAAAAGATCGGGCAGTCGGCCACGAGCTGAAACACGCCGTTGGTGCCGCTGATGTACGCCGCATCGTTGGCCGCCGGTGAGACGCCTGACGGGACGAGCCCCAGCACGCCGCCGGCGACGTTGCCGGACGTCTGAATGGCGTTGGAGGCGCCGGTGCTGGTGGAAGTCCAGCGGCCGGTCGTCGCGGTCGACCAGAATTCGGTGAAGTCGTCAAAGAAGCCGTAGCTGTTGACAAGGAACGGAGCGTGCAGCGGGACGTTGGGAGTTTTTGCCACGGACTTATGCCTTTGAGAAAGCTATGAGTGGGAGAAGTTGGACGACAGTTTTGGGGGGGCGAAGCACCCGCCAGCTCACGCTGGCGGCTTGCCTGCGTCACGAGCCCGGCGAGCGTCGGGCGTCAGCCCGATGGTGCTGAATTTGGCGAGGGATTCAGCGTGCGCGTTATTGCAACCGGGCTCGTCCGAGAGAAAGGAGCAGCTCATGTGTCGCGTCATGCGCACCGAGGTGGTTCGACCTGCCGGACGAGATGGGGAAGGGGGCCGCGCTGCGTGGCCGACTGACAGCAGGCTTCACTCCCGATCGCTTCGATCCGACCTCGTGTCGTGCCGAGGCGAGCGATTCGATCAGCGCCTGCTGTGCCTGATGGTCTCTCTGAGCGGCGACTGCCGTAATCGTTTCGGGCGTCAGCGTGAGTCCGCGCTCCGACAGCAGGATGCAGGCTTGCTCGCGCGACTCGAGCAGGCGAATGCGCTGCCGCAATCCGGCGACCCGCGGCGTTCGCTTCAGCGACTCCTGCATCGACTGATCGGAATCGTCTGCCGATTCTTCGGCCTCGGCATCATCTTCTGCGACGCACGCGGCCCCGTCATCGCCCGTCGTGTTTTGCGTGGCCGGCGCCGACTTGGCGATTTTCAGAATCGCCTGGAGGACTTGGAAGACCGTTCCCGCCAGATCGAGTTCGGCATTTTTGCAGGCGGTGAGTACGTCGTTGCAGAACGAGCTGCGCGAATCCGAGTTGGACTTGCGCGAAGTGGTGCCGGAGTTGGCCATTGAATCGCTCGACGCCCCATTGGGGGGTGCCGCGGCTTCGCTCGTTGTTGCGCCGTCGTCATCCATCGGGCTGCTCTCGAATAAAGAGGTGGTGGTTCCCGGCCGTTCGGCGATCAGGTCGACCGAATGGACCTGGTTGATTTTCGACACCTTGCCCCGACTGTCGGTTCCCTTGTCGACTTCGCCGTGCGCGTGGTGCGACATGGTGAAGACGTCGGGCATTTCTTCGGCTGCCTCCAGGACCATCGGGGTCAGCGGGTGATTGTCGAGATAGCGAATGTCGGCATAGGCTCCGTCCGATTCGACGCGCACGTTCTGCAACTTGCCGAACCGCTGCTTCACGTGCCGCGATCCGTCTGGCACACGCATTCCGTTGCCGTCCCGCTTCGATTCGAGGTGATCGAGATTGACCGGCGCCCCTTCGTAGAGCGGCAGTGCTTGCTTGATCGCGCTGGGGTCGTAGTCGTAGCCCGCCATATCGGCGAAGTCTTTGCCCAGGACCGAGCCGGGATTCCGCGAGTGGAAGCCGAGGATTTTCACGCCGCGGATCAGTTTCGCTTTGCGATCGACGCGTCCGCCGGCGGGCGCTTTGCCGATGGCGACGCGCTCTTCGAGCAGGACTGATTTGCTAATGTTGTGTCTATTGCTCATACGCCCGCCTTCACTTCCGCCCATTCGATCGTGATGCCGACGCGCCAGGTGTTCGATGAGCCCCAGCCTCCCGGTGTCCGAATGATGAGGGCTTCGTTGTTTGCCAGCACGAGCGGCCGAGCCGGATGCACGCCCCAGCGGTACAGGTCGTACGTGCCACCGACACCGACCGCGTTCCCCGCGACGGCCACGTAACCGATGCCCGTCGTGTCGAGGGTCAGCGTTCCGGCCGTGAGCGCGCCCGTCGATGCGATGCGCAGGTCGCCTTCGGAATTGAAGAGCGACGGCGAATAGTCCTGACTCGAAAGAGCCTGACAATCGGTCGAGTTGCCGGGGACGATGGCTGTTCCACCCGACGCCGCGGCCGTCGCGTTGCGTCCGATGATCGACTGGAAGTCGGCCCCGAGACCCGAGCTGAACGCTTCACACTTGGCGGCCACCGTGATGCGGGAGACGATCGCGGAGTACGTGCTGTCTTCCCAAAGCATCGAGAAGAGTTGCCCATTCGCCGCGACACTTCCCGCGACAGCACCGCTGACGGCGCCGATGGAATACCAGCCTCGCACCGTCAAGCGGCCGAGCAGGGGATCTGAGATGACGTTGTTCAGCATGGGTTTCCGTTTTCACTCGAGGGGAGCGGAGTTCACCACGAAGGCACGAAGGCACGAAGGCACGAAGGCACGAAGGCACGAAGGCACGAAGATCGCCTGGGGGACGTGGGACTACGGCGCGGTGGCCCCCTCACCGCCAGCGCCTCTCCCGCGAGGGGAGAGGGAAACGGAGTTTTGAGAAGGAGTCGTCAGTCGCACTTCTGAATCCTTTGTGTCTTCGTGTCTTTGTGGTGAACTCACGCTCGGACTTGTCTGTCGCCCGTCCCCGTCCTCGTGCATGTGTTTGCGTTCGGTCTCGTAGTCTTCGCCGGCTTTCGCCGCGATGGTGCGGTTCGAGAGGACGCCAAGCTGTTTGTAGACTGCGGCCGCCTGAGCCGTGGCCAATTCGTCGCGGGTTGCGACCGTCGGCGGGACGATCTGCAGCTCGATGAGTCTTTGCAGCTGTTCGACGTCGCGGATTCCAAACGCCTCGAACCGTCCTGCGTGGGCCGCGATCGCCAACACCTTGCGAAAGATCCGACGAAAGCGACTGACGAAAAATCGCTGGTCGGCCTCGCGGGCCTTTACGAACGGACTCTCGGCGATCAGGGTCGACGAGTAGTTCGCGTTGCTGGCGTCGCCGGAGATCATGTACTCGGGCATGTTCCAGCGCGTGCCGACGGCTCGCATGATGTATTGAGCGGCCGCGACGGAGGATTCTTCCTGTCCGTCGGGCAGCGGCTTGTATTCCTGCCCCTTGGGGACGGTGAAGACGCTTCCTTTCTTGATTCGCGTACGGCCGGTGGATGCCCCGCCTCGCGTGCCGTTGAGGCTAGCGGCGAAGTCGTGCGACGTTTGCTGCGCCATTTGCGGCGTGGTGCCTGGGGGCATCTGCGTGATCCAGGGGACGGCCGCTCGCATCGCCGAGCCCATCGCCACGGCGTCGCGGAGTTTGTTTTCGCCGACCAAATCGGTGAGCACCGCCCACATATCGGGGAGCCCGCGCTTCACGTTTCGGTCGGTGTTGACCTTGATGTGCTCCATCAACCCGCTGCCCAGTCGCAGCGCCAGCTGGAAGTCATCGTTCGGCAGGAAATCGAAATCGGTCCCTTCCGGATTCCACAACACGTGGTAGCCGACGACAGTTTCGATATCGCATTCGTGCGTGACGACGCCAAACACCCAATCGAGGGGCACCGCGGCGGCGAGCCACTGCTCAAAGTCGGTGGCATTCCCCGGCTCGGTCACGCGCTCGGGTTCGATAAACCGCGTGCGGGCGATGCCATTTTTGTCGGGATAAAGTGCGGTGAACGCTTCGCCGTCACGCCGGACGCGGTTATGCAGCTCGCGCTCGCGATCGCCGACCCAGTCGTTGACGTCGCAGAACTCATCGAGCACGTCCTGTACGCATTCGGCCAGTCCGTCGGGCGAATGGCGTCCTGCGCGAGACCGATCGGCCACTTCGTACGTAAAACCCTTGCCGATGACGTAGTTGCCGAGCGCCTCGAGGGCTCCGATTGCCATGGGCGCGGTCTGAGCCACGATGCGAGCCGCCCCGCGGATCATCGCGAGCTGCGCTTCGGTCTGAAAAATCGGCCGATTACGCCCGTGCCGCCGGTCATCGACCAGCGACAGGGGAAGCAGCGGCTTGCCGAACCCGAAGGTCGGGTCGTCGATCAGGAATTCGAGGGGATCGACCCACGACTCGCCGGCGCGGCTCACGTAGGCGTCGAAGTCCCACTCGAGGAGCTCGCGGCCTTCACCCGCCGCGTTACCGGAGCCGAGTGAGAAGTGTGTCGGGGCAGGGTTTTCAGAAAGCTCGTGTGTTTGGTCCACACATTCATTCTGCCAGCAAACCGAGATCGCTCCGAGACCGAGTTTCTACGCGCGTAGAAAC